AGAGAGAGGGACTTGTACCCCATGACCAACATGCATCTGGAACTATGGATTGGGGGCAAGAAGTATCTCCTAATATTGGAGTGGAGTATCCCGATGGAAAGCCTGTTGTTGGGACTAAATTCACAGATACTCAGTACTTGAATGTGCTTACAAGACCAATATTAGCAGGTGTTTTCGGCTCAGATTGGGCTGAAGAGGTGGTTAGTGGCTATGACACTACATTAGACGAGAGCAACTCACCCCATGAGCCCTCTAAAGGAACTACTAGTCCACAAATGACTCCCGGACCTTCCGGTTTCCTTCCGTCTGAAGATTTCACAAATGTAGCAAAGGGTGAATTACCGAAGAAAGTGCCCCTCATTGAGCCTCTACACCGTGTTTTCGACCTCGATGACATCAAGGAACTGAGGGGATTCACAGGGGAGTGGGTTGTTTCTGTATACAGAGAGGGGAAGAGATGCAAGGTAACTAAGAAGGGAAATCGTGTTAGGCTCGTTGATGACAATAATGTGTTGCTTTCTACCGATGATAGCGTTAGGTCAGCCTTGAAATCGGCCTGTAAGAAGGACTATGTGATTGATGGAGTATTAGATGGGGATGAGTTCTACATCAACGACATCCTGTATTATGACGATACAGAAGTAACAGACCTCACTACACGCGAGCGCATTAAGATATTACGAGGGCAATTTGATAGTTACGACCCAGTTTTCGTGCCTAGCCCGTCTGATATCAGGATAACAGATGAAGTGGGTTTGGAGAGCGCAGTCAAGGAATTATCCAAGGAATCAGACAAGATACTCCTTAGAGATGCGAAGTCTACATACATGAAAGGGGAAGAAAGACATCCAAAATGGGTTCTTCTTGCTAAGAGTGATGTGTCTTATCATATCCCGTTCTCCATGGAAATGGATGGTGGTTACTTCATAATCCACCTTCCTGAAGATTTGGTTAAGTATGAAATCGTTGAAGAGAAGGCAGTAAACCCTATCGCTGCAATCGGTCAAATTACTGAATCAGACTACTCTTTGCGACTTGCTGAAAGCCTAGAACCATATTGGGAGGAAGGGTTTTCTCAGTTATTGAAGGAGGATGGTGATGTTGCAGGTGCCGATATTGAACCTGAGATAGATGAAGAGAGGATAGAGGAAGAAAGTGCAGGTATCCTCAAACCAAAGAAGGATAAGAATCTCATTATGAAGCCAAAGAACTTCTTCAAGGCTCTCTTGCTCATAGAGCAAGCATTGGATAAGATGGAGAAAGGAGTCAGTAATCTCTCTGGAAGAGGACTAGGAATAGATGTGGGTGGAGGGGTCGAAAGTCCGCGCGGTCCTACGAAATTGGATGCAGAACAGGCTTTGCCTGATTGGGACATGAAAAAGCGCCCTACCGAGGATTCGGAGAAGCCTGAGGATTATCCGGGAAGGGAAAAGAAAAAGCGGCATACAACCTCGCAGTCTAACGATTCAGAAGAGGAAATGGCTGAAATTTAGCCTCGTAGCATTGAAGTAGTAAAGCAGAGGGTGCGATAGTTAGTGTGCTCAGTAGTGAACAACTCTTCAGACATGGTGATGAGCCAATCAGCATCCTCAAGGGTGCTAATGACCTCATCGTCGCTGGCTATGCCAGTGTGGAAGTTGTAGACAAGCAGGGCGATGTAATAACAAAGGAGGCTTTGAAGGACGCATTCAGTAAGTTCATGGAAAACCCATCTTACAGAAATGTCCAACTAGCGCACTCAAACATTCAGATAGGCGATGTGGTACCGAATTACACTGATAGCGAAGGGAGGTTGTGGAAAAGCGAAGTCGATGATGTCGGGATGTTTGTAGTAGTGCAACTCCGTAATGACATCGAGAAGGCCAAGGAAGTCTCAGCAGAGATTAGAAAAGGCGCTCTCAGAGGATTCAGTATCGGTGGTCAAGCGTTTAAGAGGGTTAGAAAATCAGACCCGAAAAGAGGCGACTACCAAGAAATAAGTAAACTGGAACTCCACGAAATAACAATTTGTGAAAAAGGCATCAACCCAGAAGCAACATTCAGTATACTAAAAGAAGACACGGAAGTGACGAAGATGACAACAGAAAATAATGATGAAGATATGACAAAGCAGATGAGCGATGTATTGTCGCGCTTGGAAACGCGCTTGGACGACATGGAAAAGGGAAAGAAGCCCGCATTCCTAGAAGGAAAGGACGAAGACGAGAAAGACGACAAGAAGAAAGATGAGGATACGGAGACTGCTGAGGTTACAAAGACCGAGTATTCCGATATCATCACTTCCGATTACCTCAACTGGATGGAGGACACATTGAAGAGCGGAGGAGTCGATACATTGGCTGCTCGTGCACACTTTGATGACTTGGAGAAGGCAAACCTCGGCTCTACGCCTGAGGAAATGTCAGCCAATGACCTTCAACGCACTGGACAGGTAAAGGGACGAGTACAGGAGGGTGGCAAGCCTTCGACTGGCGCTCTTGGTAAGACCACCGGAAGCGGTGGTAAGGTCGAGAAGTCTGACTTCATTGACCCTCGAAATCTGAATGATTCAGATGTTGAGGCCGCATACGAGGTTTACAAGGCAGCCGCTCTGGAAGAGGAGTTCCGTGGTTCACTTGAGAAGCAGTTCTCAAACCGCTACTCTCACGAGCGCAATGCAGAAGTTACTCACTACGAGGCACAGCAGTTCGATGCTCGTGCCCCACTATCTGAGATAGCCAAGTCTATCGAAGCACTTAGTGAGAGAATCGACAATATTGGCACCCCTGCAGAGACTGGAGAAGATATCCAGAAGTCTGAGGGTGGCGAGGTTGATGTTGTAGTACCGTCAACGGAGGATTTGGCAAAGATGTCATGGGATGAAGTTCATCACTTGGCATCCAAGGCTTTCGAGTGAGAGTGAAAGAAATCACAAAATAAGGAGATGATGAAAAATGGCACGAAATTATGTAAGAACAATAACTGACATGGAGCGCTACTACTATGGCGCTGGAAATGCAATGGGGTACTCATACACCGGAAGCGAATTGCTGAAGGCCGATTCCCCAATGCTATCGACGACTGGTGGAACTTACCAAGCAATCTACGGACGCAAAGTATGGTCACAACTGAATCAGGAGTTTAACGCCTTTAGTATACTGCCCAAGAAGCCTTGGGACAGGTCTGGATGGCGTGTTATCACTGAGAGGCCGAACAACGATGGTGTTCTCCACGGTGGAGTTGCTGAGAACGCAACCCTACCTGAGACAGTCAAGCCGGTGTTCCAGCACATTGCTGCAAAGCCGAAGACTATCGCACACACCTTCGATATGTCCGAGACAGCGATTTTCCTCGCTGACAAGGATGACGGAATGGGCGATATTCGCTCCGTCATGAAGGAAGAGATGGGCAAGCATCACGCTGAGATGGTGAACAAGATGCTTTGCACCGATGTTGACACACCTGCGGCTAACAACTTCGAGTCTTTGGACCGAGTTACTGCAGCACACAATGACGATGCAGACTCCAAGACCGGACTGGAAGACGACCACTCCAATCTGAGTGCTAATGGTGACCTAGACATCTACAGCATAGACAGGAGTGCTAACACTTGGTCTAACGCTGAAATGAGCAACAATGTAGTGAGTGACACTGCTACTAACAGAACCTTGTCTCTAGACATACTGGACGAGATGTTCCAGAAACTCTGGGTGCGTGGTGGTAACCCCAAGGTTATCCTAACCGGATATGACACTTTGATGAGGATTCAGCAGTTGCTGCAGTCCCAGCAGAGGTTCATGGAAGAGAAGAGAGTCACCCCCACCTACAACGGTGTGAAGGGTGTACCCGGTATTGAGGCTGGATTCATCGTGGCAACCTACAACGGTGTCCCGATTATCCCGACCAAGAACATGCTGGATGACTCTGCTAACGCAGGTTCGTCAATCAGCAGGATGTACTTCCTCGACACAGACTACCTACACTTTAGCACAGCGATACCAACTCAGTATTTCGAGTCTGGAATCGAGACTGGTGACCCGTTCGCCATCAACAGGCTGGGCCAAGAGGGACTATACCGAACCATGGGTGAGTTGTGGACCACTTTCTTTGGTTCTCAGGGGAGCGTGCGAGACCTCAAGTGAGGCTATCGCAGAAGTAATTAAAAAAGGAGATGATGAAAAATGGCAGATACATTAACATTAGGCGGAACAGCGACAGCAACACTAGTAGGAGCATGGGAACTCAGAGCGGGTTCTCACGACACGACAGAATGGCTAGGTGGACAGGGAGCAGCATATGTTGAGGGAACATCAGGTTACCCCGGTTCTCTTACTCCATTCGGAGCGAGTAACGATGGTGGTGCAGCACAGGGATACGACCCAGCACCAAAACTGGCTCTGATTAACGTGACAGGCGGAGCAGATGGCGAGACAATCATACTTTCCGGTGGAGCATCAGCGATTCTGAGCGTCACAGCAACACCAGCAGAGACAACACCTGTTCTTACAGGGTGTATCTTCTCTGGTCTAACTGCGACACTACAATACGCAAGTGGTTCAGCGAACGTCACAACCGTAATGATACTATACAACTGAAGGTGAGCGATTGCCTACAGTAACTTACACAGGCAAGTGGTCTTCACGCCGAAATAGTGATGTCCATATGCCCGATTGGGTGCGAGGGCGCCCGGTGGAAGTCTCCCAGACTTGGTTAGATGAGCACAGAACTGCCGTCGATTGCGATTTTCGTATCGAAGGTGATGATGGTGGAAGCGATGGCCTACCCGATGAAAACTGGAATAGACCAGAGATAGTCGAGTGGCTTAGCGATAACGGGATAGACCTTGGAATTGGTTACAAGACTAAGTCTGCCCTTCTCTCAATGGTCGATGGTGTATTAAACCCAGCCCCTGTCGTAGAACCAGTAGTCGAGGAGACTGTTGAGGAAACGATTGAGGAACCAGTTGAAGAGACAGTCGAAATTGACGATATAACAGATGAGGAGTGATAAAAAATGGCATTTAGTAGTACATTAGATAATAGAACACATGTAATGGGTGACCTGATGATGGTTACCGGAGATTGGAATGCAGCAAGCGTTGCGACAGGTACGATAGTAACCGGCCTGACTGAGATACTTGCTTGCGGAGTTACTGGCGATACTTTTGGAGATGTGACAGGTGGAGGCGTTGATGGCGCATTCGCTATCGTGACAGATGCAGCCCCCGGCTCTCTCACACTAGATTGCGTAGCCAGTAACACTGGTTCTTGGTGGGCTCTAGGTAAGCGCTGAAACAGGCGGTTATTTAGATGGCAGCAGGAATAGATGTACTGGGACCTTATGGTCCTGCGGAGTTCAAGGAAACCAACCTTACCACGCTTAGTGCTACAATGACTACCGATGTTGCTTCTCTAGGCACCATCGTTTCTTGTGAACCAATATCGGTCCTCGGTAATGTGTTTCTCATTGTGTATACCTCGAATTGATAGAAGGTGGTGTTGGTGAATGTCAGGATTTCAACTTCGCACTCTTGATATTGAAGACATTGGTAGAGCACAGAAGCAGAGTATTCGTGCAGACATCAACTACGAAGTCAAGACTGAAATTGACGCTGATGCCCCACTGAAGGGCATTACAAAGAAACAGAGAACTAGAGTCTCCGAGATTGGAGATGTTCTCGATATAGGTGCAGGCACTCGTTGTAAGCACTGCGGCATGCTCCACTTTTTGTGGAGAGCGTCTTGTGGCGCATGCGACAGACCTATGGAGTATAACCTCGGTAGCCGTAACGAGGAGGCGAGGCTCTAATGCCACAAGTATTCAGTCCGGGTGAACCTGAGACCAGACCCCTTGACCCCACTGCAGCAGTGTACACCACAGCACAGAAAGTCGCTGACCTTCTCGATATCGGCCCTCAGGAGGCCGTAGCAGCATCATACAATAGTGATAATGATGGTGTGTATGTCACTGGGGCTGATTTCAGAAATATAGGATTCTCAGTAGACGATACCATACTTGTCTATTCAGATGCAGACCCTTTGGGTTTTGAGCGTGTAATCACAGCGATAACCACCTCAATCAACGGCGTGAAATTAGCATTCAGCGGGACTGTGACTGCTGCTGATTACCAGACTGCAGATAATGCATACATTCAGAATCAAGCCTCTTTCACTGATGGTAGGACTCGCGGCCTGACTAAAACCAAAGTCAATAACATCATATTTCGTATGCAGGACCAAATTGACAATCATACTCATAACGCGTGGAGGCCATATCTGGCTAGCGCAGAATACATCAACTTCGATACCTACAAACCATATCGCCGCCGATACTACACTGACTATGTCGGTACCTCACCCCTCCTCTATAGAAATGTCCAACAGATTCTCAGATTGGAACTATGGCAGGGGGACGACTATCGTGAGATAGGTACGGCTGAGGCTAGACTCAGGCTACCGGATGATGTTCGTGCACTCACTGGTTCCATAGTCGTTTCACCCGGCAATGGGAGCGCAAGTTTACTCTCAATCGGCAGTGGTACTACGAATTGGCGAGCCGATTTTGACAAGGTTACATCGGCGCAAAATCTGGCTGACCTCATCAATAAAGAGGATAGAGTAGGCAAAACTGCAGTCGATTTCTCCCCTGCATTCACATTGGAAGGAAGCACATCCAATGTGGCTGTACACAACGAGTTCCTTGCCTCATCGAATTCTGACTATGGAACTGGAATTGTGAAGATAACCAGTATGAGAGAATCGAAAGGTGGAGAGACCTGCTCCATTGTTACAACAGACAGCAACATAGAAATTAGTCAAACCAGTTCTTCTTCAACTACATTCACCAGCCGTGGAGCAACTACCATCAATGTTGCTAGCACATCTACATTTGCAGATGCAGGAGTAGTAGTCGATTCCAATGGGTATGTGTTTCGTTATACAGGTAAGACAGCGACCTCCTTCACAGGTTCCGTGATTGTTCTTTCTGCGAATACTACTCTTTCGGATATTTCTGGCACTCTCACTCAACATCAGTTGTCGATTGACTTGCATGGTGGTAGTGCGTCTGGCGACAGAGGTAGGCTACGAGATTGGTGGCTCGACCATGAGATGGGCATCATTTACTTCAACAACTCATATCCATTCTTTGAGTGGAATGCTATCAAAACCACATACATCTACGGAGAGCGCTATGTGGACAAGGGAATCGAGGACATCTGTACCAAGATGGTCGCCATTGATATCCTGATGAGTGATGACCGTAGCGTCCTTATTCCAGAAGGGACACAGAATGTGGACCTAACATCAAAGATTCAACTTTACAGAGCAGATGTAGATAGGACCTATCCGAGGTATGTTGAGGTGGTTGCGTTTGAGTAATGACCCTGCATATGCTGATTGGAAGAAAGCGATGAGAGCAGAGTACGCCGCGAAAGACACGCAGGCTGAGTTGCATAACATTGTCACCAAGAATCCAGAAGAGTATCTCAAAAAAGTAAAGCGGCGAGAAATGCGTTTATCTGGTTTAGTAGAAGAGGGTGGCACTGTAATGAGAAAATCAGGTGACCCCGCTACACAAGAAGAAATCAATGCTATGAACGAAACAGTTGAAAAGCGTATGTTAACTGAATCACCTGCACTCATTGAGCACAAGTTGACATACAGAGGAGGCACTTTGGAACCTGATTTTACGGCTCATGAGAGGGACAAGAAGAGGAGGAAGAAGGAATGGTAGCGACATTTCAAGAAGGCATAGAAGCCGTCCTCAATGTTCTCCAGACCAACTGGAACAGAGGTAACTCTAACAATTTCAAACCCGTAATCATCGACATCGCTGACACTGGACCCGAGCGGGGAAAACGCCTCGATTTGGATAGAACTGACTATGTTCTCGTCTTTGAGACGGCTCACAACGAGGAATTGCCGGAATTACTCTATGATTTTGTTACAACGAGAATCAACATTACGATAGATATGCGCACAGCGAGAAGCCGTGACCAACTGAATAAGATGGAAAATGAACTCCGTAGGTGTATACATCTGAAGAGAAAGGGCGATGGAGTCAATTTCGACAGGTTAGTATACAAAACCCGTACAGATTTGTCCGATAGGAGCAAGCGGTTGTTCAGAATGACCTTCCAAGTCGAGGTAGTAATCTTCGCAGAACTAATACCATGAGGTGAAAAAGATGCCATCAACAGTCTACAAGGGTGATTTAACGGAAGTGACCTTCGGTCATGAAACCGGATTGACATTGGAGCATGAATATGCCAGTTCTTTCCTTTTTCGTGCTGGGGAGGGAGACAAAGATACAGTCGCTGACACAAGCAAGATAACATTCAGAAGCGGAGTGGCAGCAAATACTCCAGTCAGTAATGGGATTTTGAGATATCCAAATGGAATGTTAGTGGGTAGCAGGGTCACTTTCTCCATAGCATCGGGTGGTGAGTGGAGCACAGATGATGATTATTCTGTTTCGGGGAGACAGTATACCATCATCAAGCAAGAGGTCGCTACCAGTGGTGATAACAATGGTTTCACAGAAATCACACTTTCACCTGCTCTGAAAACTCTTCATAGTGCATCTGAAGGAGATAAGGATTCTGTGGCAGGGAATGTAATGCGTATTCATGCATTTGCTACGCCGACAATAGATGTAAGTATGGCACACGATGACGCTGCGAATGCATCTGCGGAGCGTGTACTTACTGACCAATTCGTTGGACTGGTAAGCACTGTGGCCCTACCTGAGACCAAAGTGGACCTCAAGAGATTCCATGTCGTTGGTCTTGGTAGGGATGTAGCGATACAGGTACCGGGAAGATACACGAACACAGAGGGGTCATTTGAGTGCAATATACACAATGGTAGATGGTTCTACTACTGCCTCGGTCATGAGGTAGTAAAGCCCCACGATACTACGAAGAATCAAGGCCATGGGAGTGATTCATTTATTCTGTCTTCTGCTGTGAGTGCTGGAGATGATTACATTCAGATTGACAATGAGGATGATACCGGAAATCATGCTGCTATCGGTGGTGCTGCTGTGAATATTGGCGATTATATTATTCTCGATACCGCTAGTAGTATGGTTGATGTTCAGACATACAGAGATACTGCTGTTGGTGGTGGGCTTCCTGCTGATGCTTGGCCTGCTGTTGGTGTAGACAAGATATTCGACAAGGCAATCAACGAAGAGGTTAGGAGGATTGCAGGTATATGGTGGTCTAACGGTGATGCTAAGATATGGCTTGATGACCCATTATCCTATTCTCATCCTGTGACTAATACGACTGTTACCTTCGCTAGATATGCCACAGATGATAGCAATGGTAGCCCACATAGAGTAAAGGCTACTGGGGCGATAACCTATCCAATTGAGCATCTGTTCTTCTCTCGCACTACTGTACCCTCCTTTTCTATGGAAGTGAGCGTTAGAAGGCGTGACATGGATAGTAATGAGGGTGATATGGATGGCGGAGCCGGAGACTCTAAGCAACTCACTCGTGTATTCAGGGGCTGTAAAGTCAAGGAGTTCTCTCTTACAGCAGATACAGATGCTGCACTGAGGCTCACTGTTGGCTTTGACTCGGCACTTTGCTACACGGATACTGGTAGGTTAGAGGCAGCCAATAAGGGTGATAGATATGATACTCACAGACTCTTTGAGGATACGGCTGATACCGAAGTGAAGAGAAAGCAGTCTGGAATCGAGAAGGGAACGCAGAAGCCATTCATGTTCTACAATGGAACGATAACTGTCGCAGGGGCATCTCTGGGTCAGGTTGTCTCATTCACACTCAATGGGAAGACCGGAGTGGAGCAGTACTACACAATCAACGGAGCCAGTGTTGTCGATTCAGTGACTGACCAAGTGCCTCAGGCAGGTACTCGTAACCCGAAACTTGCTGTGGAAGGTAAGACTGAGTATGACCTTGAGATGGAAATCATTGTCGATGACCCATTCCTATACCACAAGATGAGGAGAGCAGTGGACCATTTCGACGATGTTGATGAGGCTGCACAGACCGATGCAGATATGATTCGCCTGTCTTTCACCAAGCAGGGTGGAGCGACCCCGCTTGAGCAACTGGATATCCTGATAGATGACTACTTCATCACAGAGGCTCCCCTCCCAATCCCAGAGGATAAGGGTCCAATACGCTCTGTCCTCAAAATCCTGCCCAAGTCCATGAAGGTCGTGAGCAAGGATACGATACTACATGCGTGATTACTATGACGGCATTCAACAAGGCTTGGTTGATTCTTAAATCGAATTATGACCCTAAGCGAGCCGTAGCCTCATCAAGTGGAACTGAAGGAAGGAATTATGGAGAAAATACCGAACTTGATATTTGTCCAAAATGTAAGGGCCCAAAGGCTATAGGAAATGAAACTTGTTGGAAATGTAGTGAAGACTACTCTTTGCACCAATTCTACTCCGAGCCTTTGCCCTATGTGGCCAAGGGACAACCGTTTTCAGCGGAAGGAAAGGAAGGAACCTACACAGGTGGACAAACATGGA